CATCGGCTTCGAGGGTATGTGGGTTTGACGACGCCAAGTTTAGCTGGCGCAGTGCATCAAGATGAAGTTGGTTCACGTTGACTTGGACCGCTGCGGTCGGCTTGGCTTGGAACTTCTCCGGAGCAGCAACACCCGCCAGCCATTTACGCGTTTCGATCTTGAGCCTGTCGGCATTGGCCGAGACGTTATCCGAAGCGTCGGCGATGTCGAGGCACTCATCCGCCCATTGATCCGCCGCGATTGTCCGGGCCTGCTTGAACCGCTCCTCTCGGTCTGGGTCTTTGCGTATCCAATGATAGAGGGATAGATTGCTGATGTTGAGTTCACGGGCAAGGCCAGCCATCGTCATGCCGGAAGCAATCTTCTCCAGCAGAACGGTCTCACCAACCTTGTCTAAGTTCGATGCAATGGTGCGTCGTTTAATATGTCCAGCCATCGTCTATTTCCTTTTCATGCTGAATAACAAGCCGTGTTAAATATACCGCCAAGACTAGCGCCGTGGCAAATGCGGTGGATGCGAAGGCAATTTGCCAGCCGCTGCCCAATAAATAGAAGGGCAACGCCACTAACCCCGCTACAAACGCTCCAGGAGCCAACATGAGAGCGAAAACGTAAGGCCCGCCTATCAGACACCAGACAACAGAACGCCATGTCATAGCCTATATGCCTCTATAAGCCCATATAAAGCCCATAGAGAGGCATATAGGGCGATTGCTAGGTTACGGTCCCGATTGTAGCTATGCACGCTCCAGACCCCTTAGAAACGTCTCTAAGAGGATAGAGACCGGAGCGGGCACTGAACGCCCGCCTTGCTCATAGTATCTTATCGACCGTTCGGACAGTCCAATCTTGCGGGCAAGATGTCCTTGCGTCATGTTTAGCTTCTCGCGTGTTGCTTTAAACTCATCACTTGTCATTTGCTTTGGTCCTTAAATCTAAAAACTAAAATCTAAAAACTAAAATCTAAAATCTAAAATCTAAAATCTAAATCTCGTCCTTTATTGCGCGGACAATCTCCGCCGCACGTTCTGACTTAATTGTTTTGTAATTCCACCATGCGCCGCAACCGCACTCGCGTTCTTCCAGTGCAGCGCAATCGCAACGCCTTGCGTCTGCTTCTAGCGCGTTAGCGGCGGCCTCTATGCCAGCGTCATAGCCTGCTTGCCATTCGGCTGCACGGTCTGTCATGCCCCGCCCTTCAATGCTTTTTCGGCGTCTTCGATTAATTCAATAGGCGGGTAACGCAGATAACAGACATGCTCGTCCGTTATCACGCCAAGAAATTCCAGATACTCCATCAGGCGGTAGGCCAAGGTGGCGCTTGCCCGTTCGGTGTAGTTATCAAATGGTTCGTCGTCGTTGTCGTTCATTTGCTTTTCCCTTTGTTAAATATGACTAGGGCGGACGGGAACGGCGCGCTGTTCTTAGCGTTGCCGAACTTGAGCCGTCCCCTGATGAACTCAATCTGGCCCTTCATGGCATAGTCGTGCCACCAGCGTGTATCTGTGCGCGACGGAACAAGGCAAACAACGGTCGCACCTGCTTGGCTGCTTTCGTATGCTTTCTTCATCCATTGGCCGATTGTGCGACCGTATGGTGGGTTCATCCAGCAGACGCCATGCCAAGGCTGCGCCAGCCCGTCGTCCGCTTCGGTGAAATAGCGCGGGCATTTGGCGTTGTCAGCGGTCGCGCAAACGTCCAGCGTAAAGCCGTAGATTGCGTTTTGCTTGTCGAAGAAGTCCTGAGGCGTTGCCCATAGGTCGGTCGCGCTCGAAAAGTGCACGTTCATTTGCTCTGCTCCTGCTCTCTAAGGCGCTTGGCTTCTGCGAAGGTGAGGCCGTCCGCATTGCGAAGCGGCCAAGCCTTGTCTGATGATACGCGGCCTTTACGGCCTAATGGCGCGGCTTGCGGTCTGATCATGCTGCGCCTTTCTGCTCAATATAGAACCAGTCAACACCTTCGCGGCCTATGCTGCTGTCCGGCGCGCCTTGGTAAACGCTGGCTATCTTAACGAACATATAGCCTTTATTGTCAGGCCGTCCGCCACCCTGCCAAAGCCCATCCCAGCCCAATTTACGGGCCAAAGCTGCGGCGGCGGCGGCGTGGTTTTCGTCCGGGTTCAACGCATAGTCATACGCCAAGCGCAACGCCATTTCGGGTTGATCTCCGCCCCAAGAATTGCGCGTCCGGGCAATCGCTTTTATGCGCGAGCCGCTATACTTTGTCCAAATACCTTGCATCATTGTTCAGTTTCCTTTTGCTTTTGAGATTGCGGCCCACATTTGAACCATTGCAGTTTCGTCGCTATCTTCCCAACACTCGTTGGCCATCCATAGGCCAAGCGTTTGATATGCCGCTTCCAGCGCCGCCAACAGGTCAGGCGCGGCGGCGACTAGGTGCGCTTCGCGCTCTAGCGTTTCGGCATCAATGCCGGGCGTGTATCCGCCTTGCATCAGGTATTCGTCGATCAAATGTAATGTTTGCGTTGTCATTAGTTTCTCACTCTCTTAATTGGCACTAGCGCCAGCCTCGCGGCGGATTGCTCCGCCGTCCGGTGGTGTTAGGCGGCTTTGCGCAATCGCGCCATTTCATCCAGCCACGCAAGGTCCGCCTCAATCTTTGCGGCAGCTAAATCGTCAAGCCGTGGTGTTGCTGTTGATTTTGCGTAATCGTATCGCGCCGCTGTCGCGCCTTTCCCGTAAACAGAAACCAATTCCGATTGAAACGCATTGTCCGCATCAATGGCGGCTTGAAATAGTGGATGCCTAGTTTGCATGGTTACTCTCCCTTAGCTTCAACAATCATCGCGCCTTTGCGCCTTGCATTGTGCCCCGATGCCAACATAACGGCGCTTGTATAGAAGCGGCTACGTCCGATTAGTTCATCATCGCAGAACCGCGCCGTAAACATTGGCCGCTCGTATCCGCAATACTCTAAGCTAATTTGATAGCGTTCGTCTCTCGCGCCATGATTGGTCACAGGGTATGGGTTGAAGTTGCGCGCCATGTTAGTCACTCCCCTTTGTCGCTACGTTTAATGAAGGCAACACCCGCCAACATTGACAACACCCATATCATTGCGAATACGTTAAACGGTATGTATTGCGATAAATCAAAAGCCATTGTTAATCTCCCTTTCGCTGTTGATGAACAATGAATAGGAACAATGTTCCGGTGTGTCAATCACGAAAATGCAAATACATTGTGAACAAATGTAAACAATCAAATCACATTACAATGTGATTGCCTCGCCTATATATTATAAAGCAACAGGAACAAGGTTCCGCTTTATAGTGGTGGAGAGGCACCGCCGCGCTTCCGTTTTCGTGCGCCTTCGAACCCATTTGGTCGCATACTAATACACTGTTACACCCTGAAACCCGCAGAAAAGCGTTAGTTTTTAAGGGTAGGGGGGTGGTAGTCGTTTCAAAATACCCCCCCCCACCCCCGCCTTGCGCGGGGGGTGTGTACGTATAACTAAACAGACATCGAGGTGTGGCCCCCACCCCCCTACACCCTTGTGTTTTCGATCCCCCAGCCAAAAAAATTCTAACTTTTTTGCTTGCCAAACTGTAACAATAAATTGTAACAGCGATGGACAACAAAGAACGGGAGAAATACGTTGGCAGTTTATGGATACACTCGCGTCTCGACTGAAGACCAGATTGAGAACACATCGCTCGACGATCAAGCGCGCCAGATACAAGGCATTGCGCTCACACATAATTTGGAACTGGAGCATATCTACGAAGAACGGGGCGTCTCCGGCGGTGTCCCACTGCTACGCCGAGAAGAAGGCTGCAAGCTGGCGTTCCTCCGGCCGGGCGATACCGTTATAGTATCGAAGCTAGACCGTATGTTCCGCGATGCGAGAGATGCGCTCAACGTGATTGCCGACTGGGAGACGGCGAACATTAACCTCATCATCAACGGCTACGGCAATGTCATGGACAAGGCCAACCCGAACGGACGCTTCATGCTAGAGATCATGGCCGTCTTCTCCGGCGAGGAGCGCCGCCGTATCAGAGAACGTGTCACCGCCGGTAAGAGAGCGAAGAAGTCACAAGGTGGATACGTCGGTGGCAAAGTGCCATTCGGCTTTAAGAAGTCGGGCACAGGCCGCAAGGCCAAGCTGCATCCAGAGCCAAACGCGCAGGACGCGCTAATCACCATGAAAGCCGCACGCGTTAAAGGTCATAGCTACCGCGATATTGCTATTATCGTAGCAAAGCGTCATGGTATCACGGTAAGTCACCAAACAATCGCACGTGTAATCAGGGGAGATAAGAATGACGAAATCTGAGCCGAACTTCTTTCTGGAGTTTTTGAAGAAGTACCGCGATGATCCCGTCGGGTTCGTGCGCGATATTCTAAGAACGAAGCCAGACCCTTGGCAAATCGAGTTTCTCAAGGCCATCAGCGCCGGGAACCGTCGTATCTCTGTGCGGTCAGGCCACGGCGTCGGCAAATCGACAGCCGCAAGCTGGGCCATGCTTCATTACTTCCTGACGCGGTATCCGGTGAAGGTTGTTGTGACTGCGCCGACATCAGCCCAGTTGTTCGATGCGATGTTCGCGGAACTGAAGCGATGGGTGAACGAACTGCCCGACGTGCTGAAGGTTCTGATCGAAGTGAAGGCCGACCGTATTGAGTTGAAGGCCGCAGCCAGTGAAGCCTTTATCTCCGCCAGAACGAGCCGGGCAGAAACGCCGGAAGCGTTGCAGGGTATCCACGCCGACAACGTGCTGCTCGTCGCCGACGAAGCGTCCGGTATCCCAGAGAGTGTGTACGAAGCTGCGTCCGGTTCTATGTCCGGCCACAATGCGACGACCTTGCTGCTAGGGAACCCTACGCGAAACAGCGGTTTGTTCTACGATACGCACAACAGATTGAAAGGTGAATGGAAAACCTTCCATGTCAGTTGTCTCGACAGCCCCCGCGTATCCGATGCGTTCGTTAAGGAGATGCAGCTACGGTACGGTGAAGACAGCCCCGCGTACCATGTGCGTGTTCTTGGTAACTTCCCGCCGCGTGAAGAAGATACGGTCATTCCTGTCGAGTTGATTGATGGGGCCATGAACCGCGAGATCAAGATCGCCAAGCAGACGCGAAGTGTGTGGGGCTTGGACGTTGCGCGTATGGGTTCCGACGCGTCAGCGTTAGCCAAGCGGCGCGGCCCAGTTGTTGAAGAGATACAGACTTGGAAAGGTCTGGACTTGATGCAGCTAACCGGCGCAGTCGTGGCCGAGTATGAGGCGCTTGTACCTTCCGAGCAACCCGTTGAGATATTGGTCGATAGTATCGGGTTGGGGGCGGGTGTACTTGACCGTCTGCGCGAACTGGGCCTACCAGCGCGTGGGATCAACGTCGCGGAAAGCCCTGCGATGAAAGGGACTTACGCCAACCTACGCGCCGAATTGTGGTTTAAGTGTAAGGGGTGGCTGGCGAACCGTGACGTGAAGATACCGAAGGACGAGCAGTTGTTCGCCGAGTTGGCGTCGCCGCGCTACACCTTTACGTCGTCGGGTAAGATGCAGGTCGAGAGTAAGGAGAGCATGAAGAAGCGCGGACTTCCATCGCCGGATAAGGCGGATGCGCTGTGTCTGTGTCTGGCCACCGATGTGTCCACGATCATGCACGGATATTCGATGGCCAACAAGACAGGGGCCTTGCGCAGGAATATAAAGGGCATTGTTTGACATAAACAAACGATGTGATATATTTGATTTGCCCGGCAGGTTTCTCCTCTCCCTCTCCCTGCCGGGTATATGGGTGCCTCTGGGTGTGCGCGGCTAGGCCGGTAATAGCGACGAGACGATGCTGCTCCTTCGTTTTGAAACGCCGCCACCCACTTTTTGCTTTTCTGCGAACTTTAGGTTATAGGCGGCCAAAGGGAGCGTTTTCGTGGAAACAAAAACTTGTTCGAAATGTGGCGAAGAAAAGCCTATCGACAGTTTCTATCCCTATCGACCCGCCTGTAAGGTTTGCCTACGCGCAGCGCAGCGCCGTCAGAGAGCCGCCCGCCCAAACTACCACCGCGCCAGTAATCTCAAACAGCGATATGGTATGAGCCTTGATGAATATCATTCTATCATCGCCAATCAGAATTTCGCTTGCCCAATTTGTGAGGTAGAAATATCTGAGACATTAGGGTATAAGGAAAAACGACCAGTTGTCGTTGACCATAACCATGATACAGGTGAGGTACGTGGCATACTTTGTTCGATGTGCAATATGATGCTAGGCCATGCGAGAGAGAGTACGACTATTCTTTACAAGGCCATCGTGTATTTGAGTGAGCGTGGCGCATATACGCCGAAAGGTAAATGATATGAAGAAGTTAGACGCTGCTGCTAAGAAAATTGGTAAAGTGATGGGCGAATATAAGCGCGGCACTTTGCACGCTGGCGTAAATCCCAAAGGCCCAGCAAAGGCTCCCTTGGCTAAATCGCGCAAACAGGCTATAGCGATTGCTCTGTCTGAAGCTGGCAAGTCCAAAAAGAAGTAAGGCTAAAATATGGCATA